GGGTGATGAGTATTAAATTACTGAACACTTGATCCACTGACCAAGATCTCCAGCTCTATACCACCAATAACAACAACCAATCAAATGTATAAACGTGACACAAACAAAAATAACCCTCGAAAAGGTTATAAAGTGGCCGAAGCCGACGTCGTATTTGCACCGACAACTCATATTGCTAAATACGCATTAGGCAGAGACTTCTTTAAGGTCAAGGTGACCCTGAATAGCTTGACTGTGCAGCGCGAGAAACCAGAGCGCGATGTACAGAAAGGCCCAATTATTTCAGGGGTAAACTTGAACATTACTCGCAACGACGCCGGGACGACTTTGCATGCGGCTGCCAAGAGGATTGACGTCAAGCCTCAGGTAGCTGCTGGAGAGATCACCCGCTTGGGGTACAAAGAGTTACTCAAGAAAATCCAGCCCATGCCAACCATTGTAGTAGACCAGATTGCTATGAACAAATGGTTAGCTTCTCTGCCCACTGAGAAAAGGGATAGGATGCTCAAATTACTTAAGGAACCCAGGTACTGGCAGGCAAACACGCGAGCAGAAGTTTTTGCAAAGGCCGAAATCCATCTCAAGCCCAATGGATCGGACGGGAGGATCATTCACTGTTATGATGACGAAGCCAATTTGGAATATGGCTGCGTTACAAATGAGTTGAATGACAGACTTCGCGAGCAATTGTCTGAGGACTATCAGGCTGGGGAGAAACATCAGGTTATCTACCCGGGCGGTAAGTCCGACAAGGAAATTGCTCAGATCAGAGCTAGGAGAGATGGAAATATAATCGAGGGAGACTACTCCAACCAAGATGCTACGCACCCGATCGAGCTCAGGAAACTGAACGCGTGCGTGTACAAGAAGCTTGGTGCACCAGAATGGTGGCTAGTTGAGTATCTGACCCAAGAGAAGGTGAAATTGTTCTCCCGCCAGCTAGGCCTTATTTGGCAAGTGGAAGGACAAAATCATAGTGGTGAATGCATGGTTACAATTAACAATGTATGCATCAATGCAGCCAATGCACTTGGAGCAGCAGCTACCGTAAGTCAACATGACCGAGTTGATATACTGGTGTACGGGGATGACGGAGAAATATTCACTAGTGCAGATCGAATTGTACTAGCGGATTGTATCAAGAAAGCAGCCACTCAGAGTGGAATGACGTGGAAAGCGGAATTCCCTGATCGTCATATGGCAACTTTCTTGCAGACAAGAGTATATGATTCCGGAACAGAAGTCATCCCAGTTCCTAAGCTGGGTAGGATCTTGTCACGCCTTAATATCCGAACTAAGGCGAATGACGCGGTCAGTGATCAAGAGTATATGGCAGGTAAGTATTTATCGGCCGCATACAAATTAAGGTTCCTACCCAAGATACGTGACACGTTGATGCAAGTCGCTGACTCCCTGTCAGACAAACCGTATGTGGAAAAGAGCGAGACGTACATGAATGCCGCCACACTACGAGATCATATTGTCAAGACGGGTACGTTATCGTATGATACTATTGCTAGAGAAGCAATTATGAAAATCTACAACTTGAGCATTGAAGAAGCAAATGACGATTTTACTCGCGCCGGCATAGGCACTCTGCAGTACTTGCAGAATGATAAACGTGTCGGATACTGCCTCTCCAAACTACAGTTAGACAAGCGTGGATTTCCATCCCAAGTCAGGGGTATCGACAGCGCCTCCGCTAAATTCATGTGTTTGATTGACACCTAGTCTTTACGAATACTTACGCAAAGCCGGACAAGGAGTAGTGAATGTTTTTCAGTTTTGATCACAAACTGTTTTAACACTACGAATAAAAAAAAAAAAAAAAAAAACCCAGAAAGGGAGAGCAAACCACAAAAAC